TTTATGTCCGTTTTTAGGAGGAGAAATGGGTTTAGTTAACGCATGGAAAGGCTTTTTTACGTCAAATCAAGACATATTTGAGCAAAAACCTGCAAAAAAACGCAGAAGATCATATACAGGAGCAAGAGTAGACAGATTGTCTGCCAGTTGGGTAACTAATCAAACATCTGCTGATCAAGAATGGAAGCAAGGCATTGTAAAACTAAGATCTAATGTTCATGATCTTGTTCGTAATAATAACTATGCTGCACAGGCAATCAGATACTCTACAAATCAAGTTGTTGGTACTGGCGTTAGACTACAGGCACAAATAAGAAAACAAAGAAATAACGAGTTATATACAAAATTAAATGAGCAGATAGAAGGCCAATGGTCTATGTGGGGTAGAAAAGATAGCTGTGATGTAAGAGGTGTTTTATGTTTTTCTGAGCTAGAAAGATTAGCTGTAAGGTCAATGATAGAAAGCGGTGAAAGTTTTATAATTATGCATCGCAAACAGTTTGGCAGAAGTAAAGTGCCTTTTGCATTAGAAGTGATAGAAGCAGATCAGTTAGACGAGGATTACAAAGGTAAGTTATCTGATCCTACAAATGTATGGAGACTAGGCATTGAGATGGATAGATTCCAACGTGCTGTTAATTATGCCTTTCTTACTAAACATCCTGGTGA